ATCTCCTAAAAAATTACTAATTAAAGCACAAGTATCAATGCATATATTTTTAGGAATAATATTGCTCCGTAATGGTAAAATATTAAATAATTTAATTTGCTTAACCTTATCAATATCATCAGCATTAATACTTTCTAACAATTTATCATTAAGTTTTTCAAGTTGAATATTTATATAGATAAAAGACTTTAAGTAATCCTTTGTATTCGAATGTAGGTCATAATAAATGCTATTTTTATCAAATGTAGGTTTATTAGGAACAATATGTTTCTTATGTTCTTTAATCCAACTATGATATTTTTCATCAGCGTTTAAGTCATTTGTTAGTGATACAAGGTCGTCTTTAACCTTTTTGAATTCATTCGATAATGATTTATATCTTTCTTTTCTTACTTCTTTATCCTTTATCTTTTTAATCTCATCTTTTTGCTCTTTCAAATTAAAAGAATGATTAACAAATTGATTAAGATGTGTAATAAAATGCTCTTGTATATTATTATTTATATTTTTTTCAATATCAATTGCTTCGTATGCTAATATATAACTTAATTTATCATAATAGATTATTTCATTATCATAAATGGTAGTTATATAGTGTTCATTATAAAACTTATAAAGGTTCTTTAACAAAACGCTATAATCTTTTTCAGGTGTTGCACCTCTATTATTTTTTCTTTTTGTAATAACCTTAAAGACATCACATATAAAATTCTTATCAATTAAAGGAAACTCTAAATTATTTTCATAAAGATAAATACAATATAATTTAATAAAATTACATGAATGAATAACAATCTTATTAGTTCGAATAACTAAATCATTAATGATCGGTAAGGTTGCTTTATCTTTAAGAACATTATTGATGTTATTTTTTATTGTTTTCATATAGTCAAACTTTTCAAACTCTTCCTTTGTGGTATCATCTTTCTTCTTTTTAGACATTTACATTATCTATATATAGTATATAGATTATCTTTAAATAGTTTTATACTGAATATTTAAATAAATGATATATAACATTATTAATAGTATAATATAAGATTATAATGACGAAGATATGTTATGATAATGATTTATTACACGAGGTTTGTGATAGAGACAAATGTATTATAGATTTTGATAAAATAGAAAAATATAATAGGGATGCAAAGGTTGATTTTATATGTAATTGTGGTAATGAATATAATAGGACATTTAGATTGTTATATAAAATTGGTGCTTTTTGTAAAATATGTGGCATAAATAAAAGGAGAGGAAATTGTTTAACAAAAGAAATATCCGAAAATATATGTAGTAGAGATAAATGTATAATAATTTTTGATAAATTAGAAAAATGTAATAGAGACACAAAGATTAAGTTTATATGTAATTGTGGTATTGAGTATAGTAAGACATTTAGATTGTTATATGATATTGGTGCTTTTTGTAAAATATGTACCAAAAATAAAAGAAAGGAAAAAATTAAACAAAATAGTATTGAAAAATATGGCGTAGAATATCCACAGCAATATCAAGAAGCAAAAGATAAATCCAAACAAACCTGTATTGAAAGATATGGCGTAGAATGTCCTATGAAATCACAAGAAGTTAGAGATAAATCCAAACAAACCTGTTTCAATAATTTTGGCGTAGAATGTCCTATGAAATCACAAGAATTAAAGGATAAATCCAAACAAACCTGTATTGAAAGATATGGTGTAGAATATGTTTTTCAATCCCAAGATGCAAAGGATAAATCCAAGCAAACTTGTTTAGATAAATATGGTGTAGAACATGCTTGTCAATCCCAAGAAGCAAAGGATAAATTCAAACAAACTTGCATTGAAAGATATGGTGTAGAACATATATCGCAAAATGCTGAAATTTCTGAAAAACAATCTAAAAACGCTTATAAATATAAACAATTTAACTTTCCGTGCGGTACTACTATACAAGTTCAAGGATACGAGCCATTCTTACTTAAAAATCTTGTTGAAGAAGGATATACATACGAAGATATAATAGTAAATAGAACAGAAGTTCCTGAAATATGGTATGAGAAAGATAATAATAAACATAGATATTATTGTGATGTATATATACCAAAAATAAATACTATATATGAGGTTAAAAGCACTTGGACTAATAAAAAAGATATTGAAGATATCCCTTTAAAAAAACAAGCATGTATTGATGCTGGATATTTATTCGAATTATATGTATATGATGGTAAAGGCATAAGACAAGAGATATAACTATTAACTCTGTTCCAACTTTGCCTTTCTATTCATATAAGCAGTATGTCGCCACTCTTTAAGTTTTTCTGGGTTCTCCGTTTTCATTTTCTCCATATAGTTCTTTGCCTTCTCTTTTACCTTTTCACTATTTTTTTCATAATACCTTTTATTCCTTTCTGTATTGGTATATGCTTTTAATTTTTCTTCTAATTCAATATTTTTTTTCTTTAACAATTCATTTTCTATCATTAAATTATTATACAAATCAATATTAACCATATCAGTCATATTATCTTATCATTATAATATAATACACATACCTTTAAATAATTTTATAATGACTAAACATAAAATCGGCGTTTTAAATGTCCGAAGGTGTAATATATCCATTTACTAATATTAGGGATAAAAATAAAAACTAACGTAATAAAATATCTTCAAACATACCTTTATAGAATGTTTGGAGACTTTCTGCGGGTTTTAACTGCTCCTCATAAATACTTCGTGGTATATATTTAACAATCACCTTATCTTTTTTACATACAGATTTATTCGTATAGTAGCCTTGTATAATCATTATAGACCCTATAAATAATAAAAATATTGCGATTGCTTTCATTTCTTAATATAAAGAAATAAGAAAAAATTAATAAAATCATTGTTTATTGAATCCCGAGTTTCTGAGAACTCCACGCATCGACCTGTTCGATACTGCTTTTGAGTTCTGACATTTCAATCGTATTCTCCGCAGCATCCGCCCCTGTCGCATCAGTGCCGACAACCTCGGCAGCCTCGGTAGCAGGGACAACCTCGGTCGCCTCCACAGTAGAATCTGTATTAACATCTGTTGTAGTAGTAGCCTCAGACACCACCGCATCCGCAGCATCCGCAGCAGCAACTTCATTCTGGGTAGGGAATAGCGATGCCTTGCGATTCTCAAAGACAACGTCCTTATCACTCATATTCTTCTTGTATTCTTTCATTAGGGTATTCAGTTGTGATTCGGCATATTCTTGATTCTCCAAGCAATCGGGGTTTGGAGACCAAGGACACCAGCAACCCATCTGAGCGATATAGATATTAAACTTATTATCAATCTTCTTGATAAATTCGCTGCGATTCTTAGCCTCCTCAATCGTATCGAAAACACCTCGCACCTTGATACCACGAATCGAAGTCGTAAAGTTGTTATCACGATGATACGACGACTCCAACTCCTGATTATTAATCGACTTGTAAAACCCGTATTGTTCGCTCATATCCTTCGCATCGAAGATAAACGCATTGTTCTCCTTCACAGAATTCACAAAGTCCTTTGAGTCGCTATATTTCTCCGATATACCATCGAGTAGCGTAGTCATATCCTTGCTAAACTTCGCAATGAATTGACTAAACATATACGCCTCCTTATTCACAAGGACATCCTCGGGACTCAAAAAAGAGAGCAACACAAAATTCTGCCCACGAATTGGCTTATCCTCGTCGAGATAATCGACCTCCTTTACGCTTACAACATTAGTGCTTTCTTCTACGGACATTTATATCTTTTTCTAATACTAATATAGATTATAAATCTTATATATATTTCGTGAAAATATTTTATCTCGTAGTAATAGAATAATCGAAATGGAATACACAGTTGATTTCTGGGATGTCGTTATAAGACTCCTTAAATACGCCTTCGAAGGTCTTATCGTCGCCTTTGTCGCTCTCATATTGCCGAATAATAAATTGGATTTGAGCGAAATCTTTATGTTAGCCTTAACCGCTGCTTGTACCTTCTCGGTGCTTGACTTGCTATCCCCCGCAGTTTCGGCGGGTGCGAGACAGGGTGTCGGCTTAGGTGCTGGTTTCCGTATGGTGGGTTTCCCGAACGGCGTTTAGAGCGACGGTATGATTTCGTAATTCAGTTCTAAACATATTTTTTTCCATATTTGGTCTTGGACGTATAACTTCTCTCTGCTTTTTAATAGTGGGAAATATTTGAGATATTCGTTGAGTCCTAATATTTGAAAAAACTTATACAAAACATAACTATATGACAGAAAATTCTTCCTGTCTTTCGGACAATGTTTTAAAAACGGGGCTTGAATGTTTCGAAACATATTACAGAGTTTGTCTTCGAGTTCTTGGCTAAACTGCGGAGTCGGTATCCCATTGATTCGATTGATAATATAATTAATATGCTCGTAATATTTATTGATCCGCAGACGTTTGAGAATATCCCTCATCTTGTTATAGGTTATCGTTTTCGTATCCACAATCTTTTCTTTTTTTATTTCTGTTAAAATCTTTTCAAATATTTCGTCAGGAATATCTGTGCTTTCTTTCCCCTGAACTTGATTACACCACTCCCGAAAATGATTGATACGCTTATAACTAAAATGCGACGTATCCTTTGTATTCTGCTTTAATATAGGGCGGTTCTGCTCGACAAGTAGCAACTCTTGGTATCCGCAAAGATTACAGATGATGATTGCGTCGTGCTGTAAGCACGTCATCTGGTTCTTACAATTCTTACAAATCTCAATGTCCTCCTCTTCGACGTTGCGAACATACTTTTTATTTATGATAGACATATATTTATCTACGAGGGAACTCTTATCGATTACGTTCGGAGTCGGCGTAGCGGTAGCCGAGTCCGGATTCGGATTCGACGCATCAAATGCTTTATTTATATCGCTCTTTAAATTATTTTCTGTATTTAAATTATTAAGAGCATCCAAAACATTTATTGTAGTCGCTGACACCGAACTTCTCTTCTTCTTCGAATCATTCTTGTAAATCTTCGGTTGTCTGCTAAGCAACTCGCTCGACGAAATACAGACGCCGTTCGATATAGACGTGTGAGGGTTGCTTATATTCGACTGCTTCTCCACAGTATCGTAGTATTGAAATAGGATATAACTGGTATTTTTATAATATTCGACTTCGTTATAGGATTCCAACTCTTTGATATTGTTTTTAAGTTCAATAATTTTCTCTCGTATAAGAATATTACTCGTCCATAAAGCATTCACGTATTCCTTGTCGTTAATGTTAATATGCTTATGGACTTCTATATTTTCCATAATGAGGTTTGACTGGACTTCCATATCCTGTAATAATATCTTGTAGCCCTCTTTGTCTTTGTTCGTAAGTTCAAACTTCTTTATAATATTGTTGTGCATCGCATCTAACGTAAAAACCTCATTATTGTCGGAAATATATTTTTTTTTTGATGATTTTTCTTTGAACATCGTTATAATAGAATAATTAATATTAATTTTTATATAATAAATAATACCTATATTATACAGGCATTAATACATACATACATTTAATTCATATTTTTTTCTCCTCTAATAGTATAAAGAATATAGCGTAAATGGGTGGTGGTCTTCT